TTTTTTTAAATACATATATGTAAGGCACTTACGCGTAAAAAGGAGGGCCGCGTATAAATGTATGCATTCAACATAGGACCCCCTCGACCACCCCACGACCTACCTACCCTCCACTAGGTTTTGGTAAGGGGGGTGGGTGGGCGCCATGTAACGAATTTACGTAATAAATAAATCGCCAAATTGAGTGCTGAAAGTTAGGACAGAGCGTTAGGACTTGGGGTCGAAAATGCGTAAGTGGTTGATGCACAACAATAGAGTATCGAATATCAGCTTCGATACTAGAGCTCCGAGCTGCCGACCGGCAGGGCCCTAGATCGAAACATTATTTGTGAGTTTGTTGCATGATTGGCATGATAGTTGCTAGCCACATACTGGCATGAGAACTGCTGGATGTATATTTATACATGATATGTATATGTATACACGCCCTGTATATTTATACATCGCGTGTATATTTATACAGACACCGTGTATTGCAAGTGGTTGGGCGACAGGCCGTTAGCATGGCCTACGGAGTGTAGTCGAGGCGACAACGCGTAGTGCATATACAGAGTGTAGCCAAGGCTACATAGGGTACCCTTACCCTTTAACCCTCGACCCTATCGGGGAAGGTCCCACCTAGCACCAAATCAGTTTTTCAATGATTGCCTAGGCAATAGTCACAATGTGTCTAGGCAAAAGGTTAACGCTGAATCATTTACACAAACTTTCTCCTTGCAATCATGTAGCCCAAGCTACACACTACCCCGCGATGCCGCCGCCCCCCTTGATCTCCTGCGTCCGCCAATACTCCCAACGGCCCAAAACGCATTTCAGCCAGGACGCCCGCAATCTCTTATTCGTCTTCCCCGCGAGGCTTACCGGTATCCGGTGCGATGGCGCACACACTAAGCCCCCGCAGGACGGCGCTAGCCGCTGCCAAGGTGCACCCGATTTCTCCCGCGCCAGTTCAGTCGAAGGAGGCAGTAGAGGGTCCCCTTCGCTGTGTGACAACCGAAGGATGGCCGCAACTCTGGCGGAAGGCACGGCCCCTAAGCTGAGTTTTTAGGTAAATGCGCGGACCCGACGCAATAGCTCAGTCCAAAGGTGACAGCCGGGAAAGCACCGGCGCATTTTTACTACGACCGCAGGACAGGCCCCGGCCTGCTGCCAAGTCGGACCTAAGCCTTTATCAGCATGAGCGAGCCTGAGCACCAGCAGATCATTCTAGACGACAAGTTCATGGGCACCAAGGAGCCCATGTGGTATTTGCCCAAAGAGCAACCGTGGCACCGGGCGGCCGCTTTCGCATTTGCCCTGGGAGCCACGTGCAAGGATGTGGCCCGACGTCTTGAGAAGAGTGAGCCCGCGGTGCAGAATTTGCTAAGGCAAAAGTGGTTTCAGAAGGATGTCACGTCGATCATGGCCGAGTACGGGGCCAGGGATGTGATGGAGCTCTTTCGCGCCGAGCAGTTCAATTCGCTCACGACGCTGATCGAGTTGCGAGACAACCCGAAGGTGCCCTCGTCTTCGAGGATTGCTTGTGCTCGGGACATCTTGGATCGAGCACTGGGCAAGCCCGTGCAGCGCATTGAAGCCACGCAGGTGACTTCGAGCGAGGATCCGTGCGCGGAGGTTGAGCGGCTGGAGCAGGAGGTCGGCAGGATGCGCCGGGACAACACCGTAAGTGCGAGCACCGTAGGGTGCGAGCTGGAGAGGAATGTGAGTGAAACGAACATTCCAATCGCCGCAGGCGAGACGGACGGCATTGGGCCCCAGACGGATGGGGGAAACGGTCACCACGAGGCTCACAACGCTTAAAAACACTATGCCAGCAAAGAGCGACAAGCAGCAGAGGTTCATGGGGGCCGAGCTTGCGAGGAAGCGGGCGGGCGAAAAAACGCAGACCGGGATGTCCGAGAAGCAACTAGAGGACTTCGCCACCAAGCGGAAGATCAAGGCCGGCCTGAAACGCAAGAGCTAAAAGCCTTATGAACACTTATCTTTGCAACGGTGCGAGCAGCGAAGGCTGCGAGCAGTGAGCCATGGCTGGAATCGCAATTTCACTGCTTTGGCTTCTGATCGGAGCGATCATTCTCGCCGGGGTGATCTGGCTGGTCCTCTACGGAATCAAAAATTTCATTACCCCAATACCGGCCAAGCTTGAGCAGGGGATCTGGTTCATCTTCCTGCTCCTGATTATCATTTACGCGATCACAGCTCTCGCTTCTGGCAGTGTTCCGCACCCGTTTCGATAATCCCAAACCGGAATTTTGACGCTATGAAAAAGGACGATGCTGGGGCTGAAAGTGGGGTGCCTGTGCGCGACGAGCATAAGGCTCCCCCGTGTAAGAAGGAGGTGCTCGATGAGATTCTGTATCGCAAGGTGGAGAAGCCCACGAAGGTCGCTCATGCGGGCGAGATCCTGAAGTTTTGCTGATGAGCGGAGCGAATCATGCCTGACCCCAATACGATTCCGTTCAAGGAGGCCGACGGGAACGGTCATTACCGGAGCAAGCAGCTGCCGCAGGACCGGGGCGAGTTTCTGGAGGCTCTGGGGTTGCCCGAGTTTGCCGGGGATGTGGTCAGTGCCAGTGGGGGCGGGACGGCGGGTGGCGAGGTGACGACGTTCTGGGGCACGGATGGGCATACGATCAAGGCCGCAACTCAGACGGGGTTGGCTAAGCTGTCGGCGGGAGTGCTCTCGGCGGTGCCCGCTCCCAGCGGGCAGGTCGTGGGAACTACGGATGTGCAGACGTTGACCAATAAGACGCTGGACAATGCGACTTACACGGGAACGGTTATCGGCATTGATAAGTTTGATGTCGGCCTGGGCAACGTCGATAACACGAGCGACGTAAACAAGCCGTTGAGTAATGCGGATGTGGCAGCTTTAGCTGCCAAGGAGGACAAACCGAGTAAGGGCATCGCGAATGGTTATGCGGGCCTCGATACGATTGGGAAGGTGCCCCTGGCTCAGCTGCCGGACGCCATAATCGGTGCGAGCAGGTATCAAGGGACCTGGAATGCGGCGATCAATAACCCAACGATACCGCCCGCGGCTCCGGCGAACAACGGGTATTACTATAGTGTTTCGACCAGCGGTTCCACGAACATTGATGGGATCAGTACCTGGGCGATTGGGGACACGATTATTTCTAATGGGACGATTTGGCAGAAGATCCCGGTGGCCAATGCGGTGCAAAGTGTTAATGGGAAGCAGGGCATCGTGGTGGTCAATAAGAACGATGTTGGGCTGGGGAATGTTGATAACACGAGTGATGCGACCAAAAACAGTGCCGCAGGCACTCTGACGAACAAGACGATCAACGGGGCGAATAATACGATCTTGGTGCGGTTGAATACCCCGGATGTGACCGGCAGTTTGCCGGTGGCGAATCTGGATGGAGGATCGGGGGCGGGGCCGACAACGTTTTGGAGGGGTGATGGGCATTGGGTCAGTCCGACCGGAGCTGGGGATGTGCAGGGGCCGGGGAGCTCAGTGACCAATGATATTGCGGTCTTCAGTGGGACCACGGGGAAGATTATTGCCACTAGCGGGAAGCTGATCAGTGATGTGGTGGTTGGGCCCGCTGCTTCGACGGATGGCCATATCGTGCAGTTCAATGGATCGACCGGGAAGGTATTGAAGGATGGTTTGGTGGCGCCAACCGGGACGATTGTGGGGACCACGGATGCCCAGATACTTAGCAACAAGCAGTTTAGTTATGGGACGGTTTATCGACCCCGGGGGGTGATCTATTGCAATCCTGAGGCTTTTATTAGCTCAGGGACGGCGGAGCAAACAGCACAGGCGTATGTTATCCCGGTGGGAGTATTTGGCAAAGCAGGGGATGCGGTAAAAATCAAGTGGATTGGAGTGGATACCGGAGCAACTGGAGCCAAAACCAAAAGGGTGAAGGTCAACAATGTTGTCATAAGCACGCCCGCAGGCGCCGGGGGCACTCTGCCGAATTATGTGATCGAAGCGTACCTTCAACGGTATAGCCACGCTACTTTTTTGAGAACGACTGTTTCGACCATGTTTGATGACGGAACGGCTAAGATTGCCACGGTTGATACTCAGTCTGCGACCGTGGATTTTGCGGCAACAATTCCAATAGCTATTTCGGTACAGGCGTCAGCTGGTAATTGCACCATCTATAGCATGACCGTTGAGGCCGTACCCGCGCCGTGACCAAAAATGAGCCAACCTCCTGTGGAAGCCAAGGCTCCGGTGATGCGCGAGGAGTCCAATGAAGATGCCTGGAGAATCCTTCATTACAATCAAGAGCGAACCATCGCCAATCAGGAACGAATGACCGATCTGCTTAGCAAGCTGTTGGATCAGCAACGCAAAATGGGCGAGTTGGCCATTAAGCTCGATGAGCATTTGGAGATAAGCTCGGCCACTATGCGGGAGTCGATCAAATCGACAAGCGGCTTGATTACCAGTATCATCAAAGTTCCCATTGCCATGGTCGTCGTGGGAGCGTCGAGTTGGGCGTTCATGTATGCGCACGAGATCAGCGAGAACACCTGGCTGATTATTTTGGCCGTCGCCGTGTTCCCGTGGCTGGGCGACAGCATTACCGCGATCACGAGACTCTTTGGCCTCGGCAAAGGCGGCAATGGAGGAACGAAATGAGCGTGCTGCTTAAAGTGGGAGGGGTGCCGGTGTATCAGGATGCGGATGGGAGCGTGCATTGGGTGGGGGAGATGACCATTGATGCTGATGGGTGCCCGCACGCGTATGGACCGGCTGGGATTAAGCCGGCACCGCTCGATTATTTGGCGAATGCGGGGTATCCGGGGAATTGGTGGGGGGTGGTAACGGACCAGACGGGTGCGCCAGCGATTCAGGAGACCGGGGACAAGGAGAAGTGGCCATGGCCTGGGTATTACATTAGCACCACGGCGTATCTGGTTGCGGGCTATGGCCGCTATGATTGCCGAAGGTACGTGGATAGCGAGAAGGTTAATTTCGCGGTGGTGCCGGGGAATGTGAGGATGAGCATTCCGCCGAAGTTTCTGGGGTGTCGGACGATTATCACCGACATGAAGACCGGGAAAGAGGTGGAGTGTGCCTGCTGCGACGTGGGGCCAAGCAGTCATCTGGGGGAGGCGAGCATGGCCGCGGCTGAGTTCTTCGGACTCTCGCCGAATCCTAAGAGCGGCGGTTCGAGTGATCGGTCGAGGTGGCATTACCGGATGTTTCCTGGGGTGGCTTCCAAAGATTATCCGCTACAATGAAATGAATGATCCGGATACTAGTTATTTTAATGGCGGCGCTCGCTGCTTCAGCGAGGGCGGACACCTATATGTTCGTGTTGAATCGATTCGGCGGGATCGAGGTCAAGGAGCAGGGCGAAGCGGGGGAGGTGCGGTTTTTTCAGGAGAACAAGCAAGGCGACGTGTTTACATCGAGAGTGCGAACGATCAGGGGCTACACACCTACGGGGGTGCAGTTTCTAGTCACCAAGTTAGACAAGCCGGTGATTCACGACAAGAACCGGAGGATTAATAGCGGTGAGTGGAAGTTGCAGATCATTGGGACAGGGCCGGCGTTTAATGCGATGCGGGCCAGGGTGCCGGTGTTGGCGGATTTTGCGGCGAGTGGCGAGGAGATGACTTTTTACGGAGACAAGACTGATGGCTAAGCCGATTGCCAGGTATAGACGGAGAGGGTACACGTGGGATGCGCTGCAGTTCGATGGGGCGAATGCGGCGGACGTGATCGCGTTTGTGGGAGGCAGCGATTATGCCCGGTTGGTGGGCGGGGATATCGTGCTGAGCCTGCAGGGTGCGGATGTGCAGAGCCAGAAGCTGGAGGTGTTTCCGGGCCAATGGGTGCTGATACCGAAGAGGGGCGGGCCGTTTAATGTCGTGAGTGATGGGGAGTTCAATATCGTTTTCGAGGAGGACACGGGAGGACCGGCGGAGGTGGAACCGTTGTGAGTGAATTGCCTGTGGATACTGGCGGCGAGCGTAACGTTAGCGTGGGACAGTGTCCCAGACGCAGCTTTGTATCGACTGTATGTTGGAATGCAGTCGATGGTAGCGGGAAATCCACCGTTAGTTGGGTATACGGTCCCGGTGGACGACAATACGTGGACGGTCGATGGGTTGAATTACCGACAGGAATACTTTTTTGTAGTGACGGCTGTGAATTTTGATGGGTTGGAGAGCGGTTATTCTAACGAGGTAGAGTATGAGCCAAGACACGGAAACCAATAAAGAACCAAAGCAAAATCCGGGGGGTAGTCCGGGAGAGAAGAATAAGTCTTCGGATATCCAGGGGAAGGAAGCGAGCGTGAAGATTGCGGGGCCGAAGACCGGCAAGGATAAACCAAGTAAGACTCCTGCGAGGGAGCAATAAAAGAGAGAAAGGATAAGTTATGGCTGAGGAACCAGTAGTAAAAGAAGGAGAGGCGGCGCCGCCGTTTGAAGGCAAAAAGTATAAGGAGCGGGTGCTGACCGTGGAGGCGGTGCAGTTCGATGGGGAGAACGGGGAGGATGTGGTGTCGTTTGCGGGCGGCGAGGACTATGGGACGACTACGGGTAAGATTGTGGTCCTGACTCCGGGGGGCAAAGATCCGCGGGGCGGGAAGATTAAAGTGGAGCGGGGGCAATGGGTGAGCAAATCCAGGACCGGGACGGTGGTGGTCAATGAGGGCGAGTTTGCGGCGAAGTTTGTCAATGAGGACGGAAGTGATCTTGAGCCGTTGCCACCGGCAAATCAGCCGCAGCCAGTGGCCGAGGATAAGTTGGTCTATCAACCGGGATTTGCGCCGCCGCCGAAGGAAGGCGAGGAGCCCAAGCCGGTGGAAGCGGAGCAACAACCTGCTTGATGGACGCTGAATTTACACGACTGGCAGACGCCGGGAAGGTGGAGGCCCTGGCCCGGCTGAATGAGCTGAGGGCCGAGCAGGAGCGTCTGCGTCGTGTAAGACAGCTGCGGCAGGAATACGGGATAAACTTTTATCGGCCCCATGCCAAGCAGGACAGGTTCCATAGCGCGGGGCATAAGGTTGGCCGATACGTTAGAACGGGAAATCGCGGGGGAAAGACGAAGTGCGGGGCCGCGGAGGATGTGGCGTGGTGTATTGGGGGACGGACGTGGTACCGCAATTCCTTTGATGTGCTTGACGGAGATCGGAGGGTGGTTCGCCGTCACGTTGGGACGCAGGGTCACGAGCTTGTGACCAAGGGGATTCCCGCACATCCGGTGAAGGGTTTGTTGCTAGTGAATGACTGGGACAAGGCCACCGAGATTTTCACGAATCGGCAGGGGTCGTATGAGAACTGGGGTGAGTTGTTTAAGCTGATTCCCAAGGAGGCGGTGGGCAAGCCGCATGTCAGTCGGGGAGGCCATGTGGACCAGATTCCAATTAAGCGTTTGAGCGAATTCGGGGGTGGAGAGTCCGTGCTCTACGTAGACACTGTGGAGTCCTATAAGCACGCGAACATGAGCGCGGAGTCCTCGTATTGGGACTTCTTCCACCTTGACGAACCCTGCCCGAGGCCCATGTTTGTCGCCCACAAGCGTGGGCTGGTGGACCGGAACGGTAAGTTCTGGGTCAATTGCACTCCACTTAGCGAAATGTGGATCAACGACGAGTTCGTGCCTCCAGATCGGTATGTAGTCGAGTCAGCTCCTGATGGCCTTGAATTTAACAAATCGGCCGACGGAGGAGGGCGATTTATGATCACCTGGAGCATTTATGATAACCCGTACAACTCGAAGGAGGCCATTGCCGAATTTGAGTCGGGCCTTAACCGTGAAGAGCGGGAGTGCCGGTTGCACGGGCTTCCGCTCAACATGGCCGGGCTGATCTACAAGGAGTTTGTGTATGATTTGCACGTGCTGTGCGATCCGCCGGCGGGATGGGACGACTATGCCAGGCCGCCCAGAAATTACACGGTCCGTGTATGGTGGGACTACCATATTAGGCTGCCGCAGGCGGTGCTCTTTTTCGCTACGGATCCGAAGGGCCGGGTTTTCGTGTTTGATGAGCTGTATAGCGATAATCTGCTGGATCCGGTGGCCAAGGCGATTGTCGCCAAGACCAAGGGGTATTTCGTGGCGGATTATGAGATTGATAAGTTGGCGGTGATTCCACACCCGGTAACTCAGGAGAGCATTATCGATGAACTGGCGAAATATGACCTGTACTTTGAGCCCGCGACCAAGGATCTGGCGCTGGGTATTAATAAGGTGCGAGAGAGGCTCAGCGAGCGTGATCCTCAGGGGATGCCGACAATCTTTTTTAGTCCGGGTCTGGCGCAGACTCTGTTCGAATTTACGCACTATGTGTATGACCCGAACAAGAATACGCCGGTAGACGAGCACAACCATATGATGGAGAACCTCTACCGAGCCGTTTTGAATGGGTTGGCGTATATCGAGCCCCCGGACGATGCGGATTATGTCAGGCGGCCATTTACGATTCGGTTGGAGCAGAACCTTTTCGATCTGCAACCGGACTTAGCGAAGGATTTGTTATGACAAACAAACCTGAATGGTGGTCCCGATTTTGGGATAAAGTGGATATCAGCGGTGATTGTTGGAACTGGACGTCTGCAGTCGATGAACGGGGATATCCTAGATTTAGTTTAGAGGGGCGAAATAGACGGGCAATTAGGGTAATTTATGAGCTAAAACATGGTCCGATTCCGCCAAAAATGGAGATTTGCCATACTTGTGACAATCCTGGTTGTGTCAATCCGGAACATCTATTTTTAGGTACGCACGAAGATAATATGGTGGATTCGGCCAAAAAAGGCAGATCACTAAAAGTGTTAACTAAGCAGCTAGTGGCTGAGATTGTTAAGGCCAAAGGAACACAAAAAGGGGTAGCTAAGAAATTTGGCATATCTCAGGCTATGGTTTCATTTATAAAGAGCGGAGCCAGACACCAAACCGTGGAGGTAATACCTTGACTCAGGATGTGATCGATGAGCTGAGCAAGGAGTCAGGGGAGTTGTCCGACTTTCATAAGGACATGCTCGATCATGTCATGGGGCTCGTGAAGGGCAGCCGCACCCAGATGTGCAAGAGCTATCAGGATTGGGACAATCAGCAGATGATCTATAAGGCCGAGCGGTTGCCCGATAAAAATGATGTCGAGCAGTCGCTGAGGGACAAGCCGGTCAAGATGGTGGTGCCGACCACCTTTGCGCAGGTGATGACGTTCACAAGTTTCCTTTTTTTGCTCTATACGCAGAATCGGACGTTTTATGAGCTCGTGCCCACGGGGGACGAGGACTACGGGACGAAGTATCGGGACAGCGAGCAGATCCTGGAGAGGGACACGAGGGCCAATCAATGGAATATGCTGCTTTTTCAGCATCTGCTCGATACCGCGAGGTTTGGGATGGGGGTGACCGAGTGCTCGTGGACCAGGAAGCTGTCCAGGATTTATATACCCCAAGAGCCGACGGTGATAAATATTGCCGGGGTCGAATCCGAGGTGCGCGGAGGGAGCGAGTGGCGCGAGTTCGTTAAGTACGAGGGCAATTTGGTGCGTCCAGTGAGTCCGTATCGGTGGTTTCCGGATACGCGGTTTCCGCTGGTCGAGTTCCAGAGGGGGGAATTCTGCGCGAGTGAGGAGGAATATAGCAAAACGCTGCTTCAGGACTTGGAGGCGTCGGGGGAAGTGGCCGGGGTGGAGTTCATTGCCCCGCTGCCGAGAGCGCTCGATAAGTCGCGGGGAGGGCCGACCAGGACGACGAGCGCGATCCTGAGCGGGACGAGTGCAAATAACCTCACCACGGGGCCCGTAGGCTCAGGAACGGGCAAGATGGAGGGCAATGTGCTCGTGACCAAAGTGCAGGTTTGGATCGTCCCGAACAAATATAAGTTTGGACCGAAGGATAAGAAGCTGGGCCCGGAGGAATTTCCGGTTTTGTATCACGTTTGGTACGCCAATGACAACCGGTTGATCCGGATTGAGCCGGCGTACTGGTGGCACAACGAGTTTGGGTACACGCTGGCCCAGTTTACGCCCGATATGGGGCAAACGGTGAGCATGGGCCTAGCGGATTTGATCTATCGGTTGCAGGACGTGGTGACGTGGCTCATTAATGCGCGAATTACGGATGTGCGCAGGAATTTGCGGGGTCGGAACATCGTAAATCCGACGATCATCGATACTAAGACGCTGGATGGGGAGGGCGACATCTATTTAAGGAAAGGCGCCAATGTGGCGATGATGGACCGGGCGATTCGGCCGCTCGATGTCAACGATGTCACCCGGACCCATTTTCAGGACGCCGATATCCTCAATAAGATCATCCAGACCGTCACGGGGGTGAATGATAATGCCATGGGGCAGTATAATAGCGGGCGGAGGAGTGCTTCGGAGGCTCGGGTGGTGACTGCGGGGGCTGCGGGCCGTATGAAGATGCATGGGCAGCTGATTTGGGACAGCTCGCTGGGTAGGTTGGGAAGGTTGATGCTGAGTAATGACCGGCAGAGCCTGAGTTTGGAGTCTTTTCAGAGCATCATTGGGGATGACCCGATGATCGAGCAGCGGTACGGGACGTGGAAGGGCACTCCGGAGGATGTCATATCGGGGGCGGATTACTTTACGTTCGATTCGACCCTGCAGAGCGAGAAAGGGTTTATCGCGCAGAGCCTGCAGGAGCTGCTGGTGGCGATCATTAACAATCCGATGGCCGCGCAACAGTTGGATTTGGACCCGAGGGCGATGCTGAACGAGATTCAGTATCTGCGGGGTGCGGGGAGCGTAAGCAGGTTTTCGCTGAGTAAGCAAGTGGCGAGCGGAGCAGCCCCGCCACTGCCTCCGAGCGTCGTTCCGGGACCGGGAGGCCAACAGGTGCAACAAGCGCCACCACAGGCCGCAGGAGCGGCGTAGAGGGGTATGCCTAGCGAAGAGTTGATTCGGATGAAGGCGCACCTGGGGTCGCTGGAGGCGTTTTTGAACAGTCCGGCGCACACCGGGTTCGTCGCGGCCAGGCAGGAGGAGATCAGGGCGATTGAAGAGACACTTTTGGACATTGATCCAGTGGATCACGAAACGGAGATCGAGCACTTCAAGTTTAGGGGGGAGCGAAGGTGCCTGAAGAGCATGATCACCGTGTTCGCGGACGCGATGGAAGAACTTAAAGATCGGATAGCTGATCTGGAGGATGAGGAGACAGACGTAGTAGCTCCGAACGAGGATAGATAACACTCGAAAGTAAACTACGACAACAAAGTAAAGGTTAAAATGTATAAGGATAAATTGATGTTTATGGAGGGAGACGCCGGGGGCGGATTCGGAGGGGATGGGGGAAGTGATGCTGGAGGCGATACCGGGGGCGGTCAGGACGTCTCGACGAGGGGGACGGCGGTGTTCGAGGGTGAGAGCGGCGAGCCCCATGCACCGGAGCCACAGCGGCAACCGCAGCAGGTTGCGCCGGCGGCACCGCAGGTAAATGCCAGGGAGCTCGCGGCGGAGTTTGGGCAGGTCATTGGGCAGCATTTCCAGCCGCCACCCAAGGAGATTAGCCAGGCGGAGGCGAAAAGGTTGCTCAATATCTGGGAGCCGACCAAGGAGTGGTTGGCGAAATACGATAATATCGAGACCAGGGATCAGGCGATTGCCGAGCAAAGGGATGGGCTGATCAAGCAGGCCGATACGCTGATGCGCTATCGGATGGGGGAGATGCAGCGGGCGATGGAGGAGCGGTTTTCGCCGGCCCTTCAGCACATGCAGGCGGAGCAGGCGAGAGCGGGGGAATGGAGGTTCAGCCAGGCGTTTCCGCAGCTGAACAAGGTGGAGCTGAGGCCGCTTCTGTTCAGTGTGGCCCAGAGCATATTGGCCAGCGGGGCCAGGTTCAGTGGCGAGGCGGAGCTTTTCACAGCAATTGCACGGGGAGTTGAGTCTGTGATTAAGGTTAGTAATCCCCAATTTAGTTTAGAAGCTAATGGGAATGGCGGCAGAGGAGTCGCTGTTCCGCAGGTAGGAAAAAGAACCGGCCCCACTGCCGGCAGCATTCCGGTCACTACGCCCGGAGCTGGTGGGAGTGGAGGAACGAAGGGCACGGGTCCCCCGAAACCGAGGGGCCTGGCGATCTTTGATCCGTAGGGCCACAACGATAAGGAAACAAGAAAATGCCATTAGGGCTTATTAGTTCAGAACAGGTCGACGATTATTGGTCGCAGAATACCAGACGTAAGATCTTTTACGCGTTCCCCAACGGAACTGCGCCGTTGACGGGATTGCTTTCCATGAGTGAAAGCGAGTTCACACCCCAGCCCAGTTTTGGGTGGAATGAGGAGCGGTGGCAGGAGACATCGACTACCGCGGCGGTTAACCCAACCAGCGCGGCGAACAAGGATGGTCCCTTTGCACTGGCAGGGGGCACCACAGCGGCCGGCGACACCAACGGTAAATTTACGGTGGCCCAGTGGGGGGCTAGCCGGATCTATGTCACCGACTCCAGTATGTTCCAGGTCAACGATAGCGTGAAGCTCTTCGGCGTGGGATTTACCACGGGCGCTGGACCGGCGGCAACCGGGAGCACCGATGTCTCGGGCCGCATCACGGCGGTGGGCACTGGTTATGTGGAGGTGGAGGCGACGACGGCGTGGACCGGAGTGCTCAATGCAGCGGTCACCAACGGGAAGCGGATGGTGCTCATCGGGACGGCCTACGCCGAAGGCGCTAGGACGGGCACCGGAGGCATAGTGTTCCCGTACGAGATCCTGAATAACACGCAGATCTTCAAGACCCCGTACGAGATGACCAGAACCGCGCTCAAGGAACCGCTGAAGTACGATAAGACCGGGGCCTATAAGGACATGAGCAAGTCCAATGGCATCAAACACCTGGCAAGTATCGAGAGGGCCGCGTTCTTCGGCGAGCAGGCCAAGACGACCACTGTGGATCCGGACACCGGTCAGACGGTGCCGCGGAGGTTCACCGGGGGCCTGAGGTGGTTCCTGGATTCGTGGGAGAAAGGAACCAATTATGGACAACCGGATGTCACGGCAGCCGCCGATTGGCGGACAGCGCCAAACAAACGGGTCATCAAGCTGGGCGCAACGACCATCACCAAGGCTGACTTTAATCTGCTTATGGCCCGGTTGTTCGAGAGGACCAACAACACCAGTTGGGACAAGTTGTGCCTCTGCGGGCCAGAGTATCTGGCTAAAGTGGCCGACATGTTCGAACGGCAGCTACAGTTCAATAGCCTGCGCGATGAAGGGTTCGACGGGTTCAACTTCAAGCTGGTTCGGCATTTGAGCAACAGTGGGGAAGTGTTCTATAAGCAGCACCCGCTCTTTACGAGCGCGGAAATGCGCAATAGCGCCTTCTACGTGGATCTGGGGTATGTGGGGTATCGGCCGCTCAGCGACAGCGACACCGACATTCAGCCGATGATCCAGCTGCCTGACGCGGATAAGCGCAAGGACCAGTGGTTGACGGAGTGCGGGTTCGAGTACCGGTTCCCGGAAGCCAATATGTATGTGGAGAACCTGGGTGGAATCACCCTTTCATAGGTTATGCCTGCGTTGACTAGTTCAGCAGTTAGCCTTTACCCTGGGGACCTTAGCAGTAGCGAGTGGCCCAGCGGGGGAAAGGGGAATCGGTCGCGGTATAAAAGGAACTGTAAGGTGGTGCTGACGACACAAGGGACGGCGGCGAACCCGATACCGGCAGCGGCGTTCGGGTTGAGCAAGCTGATCTGGTGTTCGATGTTGTATGACCGGACGAACGGGAAAGCGATTCCCGCGGTGGTTGATCCGACCACCAACACGATCCTGTTGTGCGGAGGCGCGGCGGGGGTTCCGGCGGATGTCGCATCGGCGGAAGCGTATATCGCAGTTGAAGGTTCACCTTAAAAGTAATAAACCAAAGAAAGGAGATAGAAGAGTATGGCTAGTATACCAGGATATGGAGAAGGAGTCGCCAATTGGACTCCGAGCACCCCGAAGAAATCGAGTGAGAAAGCGGACGAGTTGATGTCCACCGAGGCGAGTGACGCTAAGGATACGATGACCGGCACCAACGAGCTGAAACAGTGGGTTGCCGGGAGCGGCACGCCGCCCAGGCCCTATGGCACTCAGGGTAGGAAATTCTAAAGCGGGGAATTGCTTGGTGGCGGTGTCGTCCGGAGTCGTTCATCATCCTTCGGGCGGCGCCGCTCACCATTTTTGGGGGGTTTGAAGTGTTATGACCTTACTTGAGCTGCGGAGTGTGATTGCAGGGTATCTGCAAAAAACGGTCAGTGATTTGGTGGTCAATGGCGTGGATTTGACGTTGTTGGCGCTGAATCAGGTGAGGCGAGATGCCGAGATGTCATACGATTTCGAATTCACGAGGAAGCACGTGACGGTGACGATTGACGGGCTGGATGGGGGGACGTTGGATGACGTGATTCAGGAGGGGAGCCCGGTGTGTGAGGCCAAGACCGTGATTGAGTGCGGGATCTACGATGACAATTGGAATGTGCATCTGGTGGAGTGGACCACGGTGGCGGAGTCGCTGGAACGGCAGCGGCAGATCAAGCCGGGGTATGGGCCCAGGTATCCGACGGATTACGAGGCGACGACGGGATATTATGAGGTGGGGTTGCAAAGGATCGCGTTCTGCGGGAACGATATCTGGATGGTGCCCACGGGACAGAAGGGCAAGCTGTTTGATCTGGAAATCGAGGCGTATGTATTTACGCCGGATTGGAGCGCGGATAGCGACTCGGTGACGGTCGCGGATGTGCTGGGAATGGATTTTGTCAATGGGCCGTATTGGCCATATGGAGTGTTTAATGAGCGCCAGCTTTACTTGAATCTGCCTAATGGCGGCACGGTGCCGGGGTCGTCGGCGACGAGTGCGAATCTGAGGGCGATGTGGTATCGGCCCGGCGAGTGGATGATCAGCAGGTCGGAGTTTATTGGGCAAACGCCGCCAACGGGAAACTATCAGAGTATGGCGGCGACGAGCATGACGCCCGGTGGACAGTATCAGCCGCATGGACAGTGGCAGGGACTGGGAACGGTGACGATGCAGCCGGGGAGTGAGGTGACCGGGATTTGGCTCAAGCAGGGCGCGCAGTATTTGCTGTGGGCGGCGATTGTGCAGATCAATCACCTTTGCAAAGAGTTTGTTTTTCGGCAGGAAGGTAATCTACCGCCTCCTGAGAAATTGGCGGAGGCTGCTTTGGAGAACTTCCGCCAGTGGGATTCATTTAAATATGAGCAGGACCGTCGGCACGTTTACTAGAGTGAGCTATGCCAGTTCCGAATTTGAAGAATAAGGGACCGCTGCTGGTTGATAAGCTGCGGGGTTACTTTGACCGGCTGCCGCCATGGTTGCGGGAGATGATCACGATCAGGGTTGAGAAGCAGAAGGTAGACGCGAAAATTACGGATCTGGACCCTGCGGCGCTGGAGAGCGAGCTGAAGCAGGAAGTTACGGACGAGAAGCTGAGGACGAATCGTTACTTAGGAGACGGCGAAGCCGGCTCGGGCAATGACATGTCCATGCTTCCTGCCAGTAATGTTAGCGAGATTGTGCTGACCAATACCGGGCAGGTTGCGAATGTCACGGAGACCGTCAGCCAAACCGAGACGGGTTTGGTCGAGGGTCCGCCGTTGCAGGACGGTCAGAGTGAGCAGGTGGGCGATTTGTGGGTCACGAAGAAGGTTGAGGCGCCGACTTTCGACGACCAAATTTTCCAGTTGACGCGTGAGGATCTGATTCCCCCTGAGTTCAAGGCGCTAGTGCCTGAGAAATTGGAAGCGCATACAGTTGATGGGACTGCTGCGCTTCCAACTCTGGGGAGCGGGGAGACCGTCCGACGAGAAGAGCAGAAGAAGTCTGGGGTCAAGACAGTTAGTGTACAGAGCAGGAATTTAACGAGTACGCCGGTAATTACGGGGTCGAAGATGGACCCGCAGTGGAATGGGTCGATCCTGAATTTGGAGCAGAAGATCGTTCCGGCGAACACGGTGATCACGCAGCCCTTTGGGACGACGGATGCTAGTTTGAAGCCGATTGATGGGGTGAATTCGTTGCAGGAGACGTGGAAAGATCCAGATGCGACGTTTCCATCGGTCTTTGTCAGGAAGTTTGATGCGGAGTTGCAGAATGAGGTTCAGACGTATCAGACGATAGTACAGCAGGGGAATGCGTATGTTCCGACGAGCTTGGATTTGGACTACGAGGAAAGGTATATTGATTCGGTCCATACATTGCGGAGGGTCGATAAGGTTTTTGGTGCGATGCCTCCGCAGTTCAATACGTATACGACCAGCATGTTTACGTTTCCGGGGATATTGACCGGGTTGAGTTTTACGTTGGTGCCGCTGGCGGCGGTGAATAGGAGCGAGCCGCAATGGACGGCGGGGGTCAGGGCTAGTTTTAGTGCGCCGACGAGTCTTAGAAATCAGGTGGACTTTTTTCCGTTTGGAACGAATCCTGCGTCACTGATTCCTACACTGTATACGTGGGCACAGACGGACATTATTTTTAAGGGCATTTCGTATAGTATCAATGTGCAGAATGTGTTGTGTGATTCGTGGAGTTTGATTGGAGTGAAGTATACCGGGGATGCGTATTATGGAGGCACTACTGATAAGTTTTCGATTAGTGCAACAACTCCGAGTGCGACGGCGTATACACTGGCGATTGGGACGGAGGTGCCTATTTCGTGTGTGCTGGAGCAGTATAAGAGGTTTTGGGTTAGAAAAATTTCACTGGTGGTATTGAGATGAGTCTTTTTGATGAGAGCGATACTAAGTTGAGTGCGGACATGGGGGGAAAGCAGATACGGGCACTGGGGCATAGGGACAAGTTGCCTGAGACGCCGGACTTTACACAGTGGGGCGCGCCGGTGAGGAAGGGCAGTCCATTTTTGTTGGATGATTTTAGTAGTGGCGCTCCAGCAAATACAACTAAACCGTAAGGAGAATTTATGGCTACAGATCCATTTGGAACGAACATGTTTGGCGGCGCAACTTCGATACCTGGAGGAACGTCGGCGGCGACTGCGGCGACACCAGCAGCATCGACAGCGTATAAGTATTTGGGACAAGGATGGAATGATCCACTGGCCCAGCAGATGTACCAGAAGTATGCGTTTGGTGGAAAATTGAGTCCGGGTGCTATAAGTCGGTTGTCTGGACCAGCTACGCAAGCGTATGTGGGAAGTGGAAATTATCACAATCCGATGGACCCGAAGGAGTGGGGCGGAAGTGTAAGGGGTGCGGAAGTGGATGCGATGAAGGCCGCGTACTTGGCGGCCGGCGGTCAGGGGACCTATGACCAGCTGGCGGCGACCAACCCAAAGGCGGTGGGCTGGCCCACGGATGCGGCGGGGAATCCGTTGGGGCGGATGAATCCTACGACGGGTGCGACTGAAATGCCGAATGCAGCGACTGGGGCATGGGCACCTGGGAGCGGTGGAAGTGGGAGTACGAATACGTTGGCACCTGAAATTTTGCAGAAAATGTGGAGGTAATGTTATGGCTAATGAAGAACCAAATCCGTTCGAGTTGCAACCGACGACGCCGCCGAAACAGCCACCGTGGGGTGGGATGCCGGTAATAGCACCGCAGGGAGGTGCAGCAGAGGAAGGTGGAAGTTATTTCGCGTTGAGTCCACAGGCGATGCAAATGATGTGGGCACCACCAGAACAACAGGCTCAGGTGCAACCGTTGACGCAGGTGCAGCCGTTGGTGCAACCACAACAGCCGTTGCCGCCACTACCACCAGCGTGATATGCCAAACTATACTGTGAGAACGTGGAGACCGTCCATTGATGCGGCGACGCCGGAGGAGGCCGCGCAGCAGTCGATTGTGGTTCCGGCAATGGACGGCGATGAATTTTATGTGATGGAGAATGATCCATCTGGATCGACGCATTATGTTGCGGGGTCGGCTGCGGTGCTGGGTGGGTCGTATCCGACGCCGACAAATGTTTATAGGGGAGCGGATTTCACGCCGGTTGTGCCGTCGGCAACTCAACTGAAGGTTTAAAGTTATGGCATTTGGAACTTACGCTTCAACGGGGGGAGTAGGGACTATGGTTGGTACTCAAGCTCCGCAGAAATTGTTTGGGGATTTACCGGCAAACTCATTTCCTGGTGCGGTGACGCCGAATACAACGGTGGAGATGCCAAGTTATGTGGATTGGGATTCGGTACAGGCGGCGCAGAATGCACAGAAGGCGCAAAGTAGGGCAAGTTGGGCGAGGGCTGCGGCAGCAAATGCGGCGGGACAGCGGCAAACTAATCAAGATGCGGAGGGAGCAAAACTTAGGTCGGCGTTCGATGAGATGTACGGGCCGCAGTTGCAGAACGCGTATAATGATCAAATGGTTTCGCAGGAGGGCCAGACTTCGGCGATGGGAGTGTATACGCCGAAAAGGCAAGGAAAAACTACGCATCCCATAAATGCATGGTCGAGCAACCTGAGTGTAGCAGATGCGGGTAGACCGGGCGCGATGCCAGGGGCTTTTGCTTCACCTGGGGGTGGAGACTATCATACGCCGTACAGATTGGGAGAGGAAGAGTTACGAAAACGGTTGGATTATATGTGGCGGATGGAAACTGACCCATATATCCGGGCAGCGGGTCAGCTGGGCGGAACGATGAGAGGGGAGTATCCAACTGTGGGAGGAAGTAACCCGTCTGCTTGGGCGCGGATGGTTAAAGAACGTGAAGGAGAATAGGTATGGCCAGGAGACGAAAAATCGGCGGGGATGACGAAGGAGGAGATGGCATAGTTGACGCGTACACGCAGGCGTATTTCAAACGGGGACAGCAGGAAGATCCCAGGATGGCGATGGCCATGCAGTTGATGGGATTGCAGGAAAAGTCACAGCAAGCTAGTGAGGCGAGAGCGCAGGAAGAACGTCAGCAACAGGCGCTGGAACGGTATCAGCAGGGCCAGTTGGGAATTGAGCGGGAGAAGCTAGGCGTGACCTCTAAAGAGGCAGAGGCGGCGGAAAAGGCGCGTCAGGAGGAGCGTGCATTTCGCGAGGGCGCGACTACGCGGGACATCCAGTATAAGATGGATCAGGCCGGGAGGGAGCAGGAGAAAGCTAAAGGGGAACAGGAAAATAAACTTAGGGAGATAAAAGCTGGTGTTTTGAAGCAAACGATAGCGGCTGGGAGACCGTTGACTCCAATGGAAGAAGCCATGCTGGGCAATATTGATCCTGAATATAAGGACGTTGCCGCTGGAATGAGGGAGCAGGCGCTTGGGGAGGCGGTAGCGCAAAATCTGGAAAGATTTAGGGGCATGAAGCCAGAGCAGCGCAAGGCGATGCTTCAGAATCCGGTCGAGATGGGAAAGATTGGCGGCATCGAAGGGTATAACCGAATCATGGCGCAGTTGGGACCGGAGGCAAATCAGCCAGCCGCTCCGGAAAGAGGCTTTTGGTCGAAGATGTTTAGTGGAACTGGAAAGCCCACTGCTATTGGGGCTATACCAGAGTTGGCAGATACTGAAAGAGTTATACCGGAATGGCAGCAACCAATAGGTCCGCAAAATGTTGTTTCTGCGCCCGCTCCAGTAGTTCAGAGGCCACCAACTGCTATCGGCGCTTTGCCAGAATTGACGGAGCCCGAGAGAGTTATACCGGAGTGGCAACAACCAGTTCAGCCGGGTCTGTCTATTAACGATATTTTAGCGAAGGCGCTGCAAACTAATCAGGCGCAGGCACAGGAGATGCCGTGGCTATATGGTGGGCAGGGTTGGCCGACTAGTAGGCCGATACCCGGACCAACGCCGCTACCGAGAGAGTTGTTACAGTAAAATTAGAAAGGAAGATTACTATGGGTCACGAAATGCGTTATCGGAGAGGCGTTCCGCTGACTGGAGAGGAACGAGCGGGAGGTGGGCAGGGTGCGGGACGGACTTGGCAGCAGGGAAATATGTATCAACAACAGCCGGGGGCTGGTGGATTCGGGATTAATCCGGATGCTGGTGGTCCGCCGGGAGAGAATCAGTGGCGGGCTGGTGGCGGTGGATATGATTTTGGACAGATTTTGCAGGCGTTGATGTCGCAGTATCAACCGCAAGAAAGTCCGTCGGAGGCATTGATTACCAAGAAAATGCTGCAAGACCCGGTGGGGTATTACAATAAGATGGCGAGTTTGCCATCGAATGCCCCGGGGTCGTTGAGTCCATTTGCGCCGGGAGGACAGTTTGAAAACGTGCCACGGTTGACGCCGGCGGCACAGCTGGCGAGTCAGGGAAATACTGCGACGAATCAGTGGGCGCAGATGGGAGGCGTGGAGGGAATGGATCCCGAGGAACTCAAGAGGTTCAATAGGCAAACTGCGCTGAGTCGCAGGACCTACATGTAAGCCGTGCCGCTCGATTATCGTCACGTCAAGGACATGTATGACCAGCTCGCCGAGGCGGGTGCGGTCAGTGAGCCTTTGGCCGACTGGTCAGCGAAGATGAACCAGGCCACCGGCAGCGAGGACTATTCTGCCGGGATGGACGATAATTGGCTGAAGAGGGCGTCGGTTGGAATCGATAAGCTGCTGGAGATGACGGGAATTCCGTCGGTCACGGGGGCGGTTGGACGTGGCGCGGGAGAGTTGTTAGGGATTCCGGAAGCGGGGGAGCAGATCGGCCGGGAGTTGCCCAGGAATATCGTTGATATCGCGCCGTGGGCGCTAAGCGCGTTTGGTCCGCCGGGAGTTGCGGCGGGAGCGGCATTGTCGAGCGGGTTGAGCGGCGCAAAGGCTTACACGGACACCGGGAGCACGGCGGCTGGGGTGATCGCCGGCGGTCTTAACCTGGCAATGCCGGTCGCTGGTGGTTTGGCCAGGAACATAGCGTTGGAGAAGTTGGGTGCACAGTTGGTTAAGGGGCCGCTGTTGAAGGGCGCGGAGGAAGTTGGGGTGGATCGGCTGCAGCAGTTGGCGGCTGGCGTCGTTCCGAAGATGATGAATGAGTATGTGCCGACGACCCTTGGTCAGGCGGTCGGTGGATTCGGGGCTGAGCAGGCGGCGATGACCGGTTTGAACGTGGCGGGAAACGCGGCGCAATCACTCTATTCTGGCGAGCCATTCCATTGGGACCCGAGGGAAGAGCTTTTGGGTGGGGTTGCAGGCGCTCTTCCGTTTGCGGGGATGTCGGTCGCCAGGCACGGAATGGTCGGGCTGGGTGGAGAGGCAGCCAGGCGGCACATCGAGGAAACCAATACGGCAATCGGACTGACCCGGAAAGCGGAGGACGAGAAGCTGCTGGCGGACAGAGTCGCGGAGCAGACTTCGGTCGAGCACATACCGGATGTCCTGCAGTCCGAGGAA